GTGTTTTCTAAGGAAGTTTTCTTATATTCAACAATATCTAAAGCTTGTCTATACGCATTTCCAAAATTAAAGTCCATACCTTTGACCATTAAGGCAGAATTGAAAGCGTCTATAAAATCTTTATCCGCAACAATTTCTTTCATATCAGTCGCATCGAAAATATCATGTCCGTATTCTTCGTCATACTTACTTTCTTTTACACATAAGTTGTAGAAAATTCTCATTGCATTTAAAATACCAATATGCGGCTGATACTTTCCGTCAATATTAAAATATTCAAGTGCAATATCATTTACTGTTTGCAAATATTCAAACATTTCTAATTCAGTATTTATTACCATTTGTTTATTTTCCATAAATATAATCCTCCAATATTCTTATTTTTTAAATCAAACTAATTCTTTCTCATTTCAGCCATAAAATAATCTAAATCATAGGTAAATCGTGTTCTTGCCTTTTTTTGTGGGATGACAAAATAGGAAATATTATTATCTTCCAAATCTTTTAATGTAAAGCTTTTTTTATTAATTGCAACCATAATCTTATTAAAATTTTCAATTGTAATAAAAATAGTTTTTTCTAAGGCTCTAAATTCGATAATAAATCCAGCAATAATTCCATCATATTTTTGCCAATCATTTAAACCTTTTATTTGATGGCTATGTATTTCTCCGTGTTCATCTTTTGTGCGTTCAAAAGAAATTGATTTTCCTAATACCGTTTTAGCTTCGAGTGCAAATAATATATGTCCAACTGAATCCCATAATAAAAAATCAAAAGGGTTTTTGGCACTGAATCTTAATAAATTACTACCACCAAAAGACTGTGCGGCATCCGGTAAACGGTAGAGTAGGGAGTAGTGGGGCGCAGACTTTTTTAGTTGTTCTTCAAAAATCTTTCCTACATTTTTCATTTTTTATATCAACCTTTATTTTAGTCGGTTATTCATCCATCTTTTATAAACAAAATTTGTTTCATTCTTTAAGAACCAAGCTGTAATTTGCCCTGGCTTTCCTTCTTTTTCCCATACAAATTTTGGCTGACAGCCATAACGAGTGTAAAAAATGATTTGTTTAAGACAATCAATGGGAATAAGATTTTCTCTGCCATAACAATCAATAGCTTCATCTAAAGAAATAAAATTGATATTTTTCATTTTTACTTTCTCCAATCTGTATTGAGCGCAAAAATAAAGGGAGAATGATAAATAACAAAAAAGTATTGTAAATATCAATCTCCCTTAATTTTAAACTACAATACAACTAAATGTTATTTTCTTCATTTTCAAACTTATCAGTATTTTTAACTTCTAAATTTTCTCTAATCTCAATAGTTGTTTTCTTATTTCCGCTTTTCTTTTTTTCTTTAAAAGCAGGTTCTTCAATTTTTGTATCATCATCAACAATGAAATATTTACCGTCATCAAAACATACTTTTAACATTGTTGCTTCTTTGTTTATTGCCGGAAACTGAATATGTTTATCGCCAAATAGTACAACGGTTACTAATTCATTATTGAGAGTAACTAAACATTCTTGAATCATATTTAATTACACTCCTAACTTTAAAAGTTTATTATTCAGCATCCTCTGTTAATTCAACCATGTCAAATACATTGCCATCTTTGTCCTCTAATAAGTCAAAGTTCAATGTTACAGTTGCAGGGTCTCCTTCAGATGAGAAAGAAAGACTAAAATCTCTCTTAATAGCCGCTCTATATGCAGTCATTACGAAAGGTGTTAAAACATCATTTTCGTCTTTGTCAAGAGTTTTTTGTGTAATGTAATAATCTTTAGGCAACTTTTTATTGTTAAATGTAATCTTCTTTACACCCGTTCTGTTAATAACATAACCAATAGTGTAAGAAGCGTCACTTTTAATATCTTCACTTGTTGTCGCAGTGAATGTATTGTCGGCAAAAGTACCCTCAATTAATGCTGTTTCGTTACCGAACTCATCTTCTGGATATACGAATACTGTGCCAGCTTCGATAGTTCCACCAGTTGGGACTTCAACAGTTAAAGAACCAGCGGCTGTTGCTTTGATTGTTTGTTTATCTGCATATGCAGCAGTTGTTTCAATCACACCATCAGAAAGCAATGCAAAGAATTTAAAAGGATATACCTGTGCTTCGATAGACATTGTACCATCAAGTGGATTAGGAAACGCAATCTTTTTAGAACCCTTTGCCATCGCAAAGGTTGTATCTGCACTTAAACCTGCTGTTGTTGTGTTCGCTGTTTCAAAATTAAGAAAAGGAGCCTTTGTTTTCGCAATACGAATATCAACATCGCAAGTTTGTCTGTTAGCTTTATTTAATTCAGCCATTAAAAATTCCTCCTTAAAATAAAAAACCAGCTATTGAGGCTGGTTAATCTAATCTTTTATAATATTTTTGTACCACATTGATATATCAAATGTATTTTCTTTGTCTCCCCAAACTGAAACTTTTCTCTTATTTATTTGATATATTTCATTTATTTGCAAACGATTGAAACTATCATATAATTGAAATAACGTCATATTCCACACAGTAATAGGGCTGATAGTGGGATGTTTGTTTGAAACTGCTGATATTATATTAGGTAAAGTTAATTTATCTTTATCTTTTATATCTTGTTTTTTATCTTTTTGATTCATCTTTTCAAACAATTTCTGCGCTATTTTATTCTTGAATTTTATTTTTTTATCTTCTTTTTCGGCTATACAACAAATTTGTTGTAAGATATTTAAGACAATATTAAATGTAGATTTATTAATTATTCCTTTAATTTTTTCATCTGTAATTTCTTCTGCATAAACAATACTTTCATTTAATAATATAAAAATATCATTTACAAAAATAACTTTTTCAAAAAAGAAAAAATCAAATATATTAGTGTACATTTCAATTAATTGATTATCTGCAATTATTATATCATATAGTTCAATTTCGTCTTTTTGAGCTTCACTTAAAGATTCCCAATACTTTTGTTCTTCTTCATTTTTAAATTTGGTGTAAATTAATTCTGGGGTCATTTTCAAAAAACCCTCATAAACAACAAATTTAGAAAAAGTCAAAGTAGCAATTTCTTTAAGTGTTGGATTTTTTATTGTACCGATTGATAATTGAATCGGTACTGCACTTAATAAAGTGCCATAATCTATTTCTATCATCTAAATGCTGGCACACTAAAAGTTAGTATGCTCCCATAGAATTTATTAGAATTATAAATATTAAGACTTTCTAAAGAAAGCTTACCGATTCCAAAGCTGTTGGCAACTTCTTCATCGTTTATAAGAGAATCTTCAATCATTTGGGAAAGAATATCAGCTCTGTCTCCAAAATACCCTTCTTTTGAATAATCCTCTAAAATATCTCTATGACATATAGCAAACATAACAACTTGACAACTTTTAATATTTGAATCTAAAACAGGAAAACTTATATCATAAAATATAAAAGTAGAAGTTTCTTCTATAGTATCATCTATAAATAAGTGAGATTTCACGTGTTCCTTAAAAGCAGTTCGTAATTCTTTTGAACTCATGCTACTTGTATCTCCCAAAATCAACTCACGAAGGTTTTCATTCTTATATAAAGCTGCATGAATTTCTTTTTTGAACTTACCACGTTCAGCGGTTGTTTTTGTTCTTGCCATTATTCATTTACCCCCCTTATAAGAATGCCTTAATCGCAATTGTAATAGAAGTAGACTCATAACCCTCACTACTTAAAAATAGTTCAAATGATTTATTGACTAATTTTTCGTTATCAACAGAAATCAAAATTGAATTCTCAACATAATCAATGTTTATATCGTCAAGAAAATCACAAGATATTTGCCATTCTGGAGTTGCAGTTACTTCATTTCCTTCAGAATCATAAAATTTAGCTGTAAATATTCCGGCTTCAAGACCGTCATATATTTCATTTGACTCACAATCAATAGAACATGATAAAAATGTTGTTTTATCTATTTCCGGAGCGGGTAAATCGCAAAGCCAATAACCTTTTCCGTCAATTACATAATAACCATCAGATTTTCTTTTTTCGTCTTGTGTAACCATAAATTCTGAATGTCCACTATCTTGATAGTCAAATAGAATATTATCTGTTCTTGTAAATGAATAAATAATTAAAGGTTTATCTGTTTCTTTTAAAATACTTTCATCAAAACCTCTTTCGTATATTTTACAACGTTTATCAATTACAAATCTTTTACCGGTATCAAGTAATGTGCATTCATCATCATCCGGAGATAAAATAAGTAATTGGTCGCTTCGTAATGTATAATTTCGGCTGCCAGCTTCACCATTGTTATACTGTGAAGCAGAAGTGATATTTACCCATCTTTGAACAATATCACCATTATCATTTAACCATGTCAAATAATAATTGCATAATGTCATAACAGCTTTCTCATACATACCATTATCATCTACAAGACCTATAATAAGCCAATATCTGTTTTTGTACTTAATATACATTCCAGCTTTACAAGTTCCAATTGGCACAAATAAGTGCCTTTGTAATGCCTTTAATTTAGTATCTTGAACTCTATTCTGGATGATTGCTTTCATTGGAGTACATACTGATAAATCATAATTACATAATTCTACATCTACAGCAATGCTGCTTTCCAATGCTTCTGCAAATCCTTCTTCTGCAAAATCGTCTAATGCATCATTTTCATAACCACTTAATTGACTGTGGGGGCTTTTCAATAAATACCATTCTTGTGCCACATTAATCACCTATCCTTATACATAAGCGGTAGGCAATTGATTTGAAATCATTTCCGAAGATTTTTCGCTATCATAATTCAATTCTTCTCTTGCGGCAGTTTTAGAGCCATTATTTCCGTCTATACTAATATCTTTTCCAACAATAGATACACGTTTATTTACTTTTGAAACCTCTCGTTCTTGATATGATTGTTTCATAAATGCACCTAGTGTATCAATAACATATCTATCAAGTTTTTTGTCAAAAGAAAGTGTATCTGTATCAAAATTAAGTGGGTCTAGTTCAACGGAATATCTTCCAATTGCTTTTAATAACCATTCTAATTCGAGTTCTTCTGGGATAATACTTTTATCTTGAAAAGAAGCTTCAAAACTTTTAAACACGTCTTGTGCTACTGTATTACCCATAAAAACACCGCCTTAATTACTGAACTTTATATCCAGTGTATTCTTCAATAAAACGAATTTTTGAATAATCATTTAGCTTTAATCTTTTAATTGCTTCAATTACAGCAAACTTTTCAGCTCTTGTATAAATATCTTCTGTAAAACGCTTTTTAAATGCTTCTAATGATTTAATTTCAAATAATTCGCTAACCTTAGAATCGGAAAATACATTTTGTGTAGTATTTTCGTTTTCAAATTCTACTTCTATTCTTGTAGCCTTATCGTCTATATATAATGTAGCGTGGCTACCAACACCATCAACACCAGTAAATAACTTGTTGCCACTTTGAACTTGTCCAATTATCTCATTTCTTGATAATCTAACACTTCCATTTGGAGCAATATTTACGTCACCGATACCTTCAACCTTTCTTGCAAAACCAGTATTCCATCCGGCAATACTTTTTACAGTTACTTTTGCATCAAGATTTAATTCTTCATGAATTTCAGGTGTTGTATAATCTTCTGACTTTTTTGCAGACTTTTGTACTTTTGTTTCTGCCATTTTTTCAATACCTCATTTCAACTATTTTTAATGATTTCAACTAAAATCGTGTTTTACTTTGTTATACGATTCAATTATTTTATCTAACCTTGCGGATTTCTTAAAAACCCAATATCTCTTGCTACTTAAAGTGTTTATTTTTGAAGCATAACACTTTTCGCCAAAGGCTGAAATATAGTGGAATAATTTTAATGAATAACAATAAAAATTATCTTTGTTTTCCATTTTAAATCACCTAATATTAAAAAAGTAGGGTATAGATAACTCTACACCCTACATTTCAATATAACAAAAATTATTCGCTTAATCCACCAACATTGGTATCATAAATTGTACCAATCTTGTATTCCTGTCCTTTAGCAACGTCAACGCCGATTTCAAGGTCGAAACGTGTTTCAATCTTACCATTCTTAACGTTGTTTCCAGTGAATGATGTTAAACCACCACGTGAATATGTAGCAATAGGAGACTGTGCGCCGGCAGGGATGATGAAACCAAGACCAGCAGGAAGCAATGTCTTAAAGTTTGAACCATCTTCTGTCAAATTATATAAATCATATGGATTTGGCATTTCTGAAAGAATAGCACCATTGTACATAGAAAGAGAACCATTCTGTGCAATTTCATTCATAGCCTTTTCTGAAATACCTGTAATTGTATTAGTGTTGATTGAACCAACATAACCAGCCCAAGGTGTGAACTGTGAAATTAAAGCATAATCAGCAACAACTGTAGGTTTACCAAAACGTCTAATCTGTGTAAGAGCGTTATCCATAGCTGTCTTTGTTAAACCAGCTTCTTCAACCATGTACTTAACACCTGTTGCAGCTTCGATTGCCTTATAAACACGATTAACAACTGCAAGTAAAGCACGGTTGCGAATATCAGTTTTAACCTGATTCATTCCCTCGTTTTCCTTAGACATATCACCAAGTGCAACTCTACGATAATCTACAGCATAACCACCAGATACAGTGAATGTAGAAACCGGATAAGTTTCTTTAGTGATAACAGGGAATACAACGTCACCGTTTGCAGCCTGTTCACGTGAACGTTCACCGCTGTGTGTGTAAATTTCACGTTCAATTGTTTCATCATAACCTACAGGAGTATATGTACCGAAAATACCAAGTAATTTCATTTCCTGCATAACAGGTGTTTCGATTACGAAACGTCTCAATGTGTTAAGTTCTGCTACAGCATTGAAATCGCCATTTTCTGCACGAACACCTAAGTCTTTAATATAATTTACTGCTTTATCAGCCTTTGCTCCGAATTTTGAAAGTTCTTCACCATTTACCATAGCAGAGAAAATTTCAACAACAGGAGACTGCTTCGAGAACTTGCCACTGAAAACATCAGCATCTTTACGCAAGTTATTTAATTCATATGTAGTATTCATTATAGTTTAGCCTTCCTTTCCTTAAAATTACGCTACAACGACTTTAACCTTAATTGCTGCTTCTGTAAGAGTAACTTTATCAGTAACAACGAAATGTACACCAGCAGCTTCTCCAGCTTTTAAAGTTCCATCTTCTGCAACAACTAAAACGTCATCTTTGTTGAGTGCAGCAACTCCGCCTGTAACGTGTTTACCGTCAACAACTAACTTCTGACCTTCCCATGCTTTTACAAGATAACCATTAAGGTATTCTCCAGCAGGAATTGTAATATTTTCTCTATAAGAGTCATCGCCAACAATAGTATTAGAAACTAAGTAAACATCGCCTTCGTCTGTGATGAAACTATAGTTAGCAACGTCTTTGTCTGATTTTAAAACCGGATTAATCTTTGCGACATCCAACATTCCAAGTGTTTCAACTTTAATCATTTAAAATATCCTCCTTTTAAAATTAAAAAATATTTGTATCTTCTGTTGCAGGAACGGCAGTACCTACTTCACTGAAAATATCTTCAATATTAGATTTTGCCGAATTCTGTTCAGCAATTACTTGTGTTTCTGCTTCTTTTGCTTTCTTACCAATACCTTCCCAAATCTTATTTACAACAGAATTGATTTCAGATGTAATAGGTTCAGCATTAAAAGCATCAATTTCAGCTTGTGCATAAGCCTTTTCTTCATCAGAGAAAGATGCAATGGCAGAGTTAAGTTCATTTACTCTTTCAGCAGCTTTAGCCTTGCCAAGTTCCTCTCTAAGTTCTTCAAGTTCAGCATATAAGCCATCTAATTTTGCATATGTTTCTGAAAGTTCTTTCTGTGCTGCATCAAGAGCTTCCTGAATTTTTGCTGAATTAGCAATAGCTTCGTCTTTTTCGGCTGTAACAGTTGCTACCAACTCATTAGCTTCCGAAACCTTTGCATTAGCTTCTGCGATTTTTGTTTCGCATTCTTCTTTGCATTTATTAATTTCCACTGTATGAGTAGACATTTCACTTACAGCCTGTGTAACAATAGATTTTACTTCCATATCTGTCATTTCGTGTAGTTCCTCCTTACTATTTAGTTCCAAAATTTTTGCGGTTTGGTCTGCGGGTCTTATACCCAAAAGAGCGTAACCAGAATGTTCAAAAACTGTTGGAATTCTGCCTTTATCTTTATAGCCATATTTGTATATGATGCCATCATTATCATCTGTTTTTAATATTTCAACACTTCCATTAGGAGCATCACCGTTGGCTAAATCTTCTTCTAACTTTTTAACAAAGTTGTTGTAACAAAGGGCATCAATTTCACCTTCACCTATGCAGACTTTTTTTGTACCTTTTTCAGTTTCAATATCTTGAATATATCCTTTAGAAAAAGTTCCAATAACAACAGCGTTTTCAAATATAGGCAAACCATCTATAATTTCGGTTTCCCCATGTCCGCATAATTCAGTTCTTTCTTCGTCAAGAAATTCACATCTTAAACTCATGCCTTTGATACTAGGCAGTGCTTTTTCACAGTATTCTTGAATCCATGTGATTCCGTTCTCATTGAATTCAGTTCCCACTTCGTTTACTTCGTCAATGCACGAATCCGGAAAAATTTCGTACAAAATAGCCTTGAATTTCCTTCTGCCGTTTTTAGTCTTTCGACTTGAAATTTCAAACGTTTTCATACTTATTCACCGCCTTTCGTGGACTTTGTATATATAAAAAGAGAGTTATCAAAAGACAACTCTCCATTTACCATAAATTTATTTGTTATCACTTGGGCTTGGTAATGCGTTACCATTATTAGCCTTTGATTTTATTGTGTTTTCAGTTGGCTCGTCCGTTTCCGGTCTGCCAGGTTTAGCATCATCACTTGATAAGGTATATGATGTTTGATGAGGTTGGTATTTGTCATAAATGCCATCAGCTATTTCCTGGTCTAACAATGCAAAGAATACTTCTGGAGCTATGCCACAAGCAGCACTCCACAGTGATAAACTACCACAGCCTTGTAAATATAATTCTTTTGCATAATTAACCATTTTTGTCTTATTAACATGAGTGATAGGCAAATATTTGCATTCCACCCAATTTGTGTTATCTTTGATAACATTAGCTGAAATACATTTATTTAATTCTGTTTCTATTTGTTCTATCCATTGAAAAATTTGCGCACTTATCAACTCTAAGTTGCTTTCTTGGCTAGCATATGTTCCACTACCAACACCATTTAACAAAGAACCAGCAACGCCTAAACCTAGTGCAATTTTATCATTAAGATTTGATTCGTATTTATCATCAAATATATCTGTATTACTTGCATCAATTGAACTTATTTTTGTACCGGCGGCAACAGAGAAAAATGAAATTCCGCCTCTATTGTTTTTGTTCATTACTGCACCTTTAACGGCATTGTGTTGATTTTGTTGCTGTGCTTTTGTTAAAGCAGAAGTACCCTTATCTTTTCCTTCAGGAAAAGTCTGATAAACAATTCGATTATTAATTTCATCTAATATATTTCTTTTAGTTGATGTAAAATAATCTCCATATAAAATATCATTTATTGCAGCAAGAACCAATGGGCGTCCCCATTTTTCATCACGTTTACTTCTCACTTTATGTACAATTGTTTTTGTATTATCTAGCACAACCCAATTTCCATTTGAATTATCTTTATTATGGTATGCGTCTCTAATTTCTTTAGGATATTTACGTAATTTTTTTTCAACATCTTCACCATTTGCATCTGTAAAATAATCTAAATTAAACGCTATAACATATGATGAATTTTTCATTCCAACTATTCTTGTATAATCAACTGGCAGAGATATTACACTTGCATTGATGCCTAGTTCATTAATTTCTACAATTGTATTAACATCATAGTCTGTCATAGTTTTCTTATTAGATAAAGGTCTTGAAGTTGTTTCAAAATAATAAAACGCAATACCCTCTACCATACCTCTAAAGAGAGCATCACGCACAATTTCCTTATCTTTTATTAAATGCAATACGGATTCCATAAGATTTTTATTCTTTTTCTTTTTACTTGCATTTTTACCATGTGGAACAATAACTTTATCAAGTGTTGGCATAGCTGCCATGTAGTCAACTGTATTTGTATATGTTCCATTTGTTCCGTATAGTGTAAGAGATAATTTCCTTAATATATCATTACAATTGATTGGGTCTTTTACTAATTCAGCTAATTGTTCCGGCGAATATATATCGAATATATCTAAGCCAAAATAATAATTTGATAAAGCTTGTGAACTGTTTAAAGAACAAAACTCATTTGTTGTATTCTCTGCAACATTATTTACTTCCACTACCGGATTTTTAGGAGGACGCCCTCTCTTTTTAGGAGTAGTGGGAGCAGAAGTTTTTTCTGACATAATCATCCTCCTTTCTAATTTATAAATACAGTAAATTCATAATCATCATTTACGGAAACTAAATCTTTTTCAAGAGCGGATGCAAACCATGAACCATAAGAAATAGAAGTATATCTATCCTTACGATTATTACCTTGTTCTTTAATAATAACAATTCCAGTTTGCTCTTTTTTCTCATACATTAAACTTGTTGTTTCACTTATGAATGCTTGTGTTTCCAAAAATGGTGATTCAAAGAAATTTTGAATATCTGCATCTGGTGAATTAATGTAATCTTTATAATTTGGTAAAACTTCTTCACTTGCAGTTTCAAAACTTACAAGTAAATCAATTTGCTGTTCGTTTAATACACGTCTAAAATCCATAGCAATATCACTATTTAATTTCTGTGTTGCATTAATGACAAAAATACACGGATTAGCTCCTTCGATTTTAATTCTGTTTGCAACCGAATCATCGTTCATGCAGGATAGGGGAGTGTACTCTATATCTCTTTCATCATCATACATAATTCTTGCCAACATATCATAAATTGCAATACCAGCATTACGTAAGTCTAATACTATATAATCTGCACCAAAATCTTCATATAATTGACGAATTCTTAATGCTTGCTTTCCAGTATCTCCACCTTGAACTGATTCAAGATATGATACAATTCTACGATAACCATTATCAATTTTTACATCTGCTGATGATTCACGATTATATGTAGTACAATCTGGCAACAATCTTATACAACTGAATATAGAGTTATCGTTTTTCTTATTTTCAACGAAAGCCATATCACAAGAAACTATTCGGATTTCACCATTTTGCTTTAAAATGTCATATGGATTTTTTCTGTTACTTTTAACATCAAATGATGACCTTGGATAAAAAGGTCTTTTGATTTTTTGATTTTGTTGTAACATACTATATGTAAAGAATGCGTGTTCATTTTCCTTAACACGTTCATTTAAAAACTCAATTCTCCACGTTAAGGGGTCTTGTTTTTTCTTCTCGGTCTGGAAATAACGCATTGATTTTATGTTGTGTTTTAATGCGATAGATTCGTCAAATGCTAATAAACAAGATGCTTTATTGTTCATCATATCATCATAAGCTTGGTCAACAATATCCCACATCCAATGTCCATTATCAAGCCAGCTAGAACTTATATAAATATCAACAGTTTCTTCTTGCAAATCTTTATTATTTGCATAAAACTCATCTTTCATATAAGGTGTTTGTCTAATAATCTGGAAAGGAGAAAGAATACTGTCATCAACACTTTTTTTGATTTGTCTAAATTCTTCTCTTACAATAACATTTGAACGATAACCACGACCATTTTCACTTGCAGGAACAACGGTTATGGTGCTATGATTTCTAAAATATACAATTACTTCATTTTGGTTATCTTTTACTCTTAATATCTCTTTTCTTAATACCGGAGATAAATTCATTAATTCTTTTTGAATTTTTTCAGATACAAGAAGTTTCGATTGTCCTTTTGTTGAAGAAGAAAGGACTATTAATGAGTTTGGATATAAAATACATCGGCAACAAGCATATAAAGCTATAACAAATGATTTTGCAGATGCACGACTGGCAATAACAACAATGAATTGATTTACACCCATTAAAAATAACATTATAATTTGATATAGATGTAATTTAATTCCTAAATAATCCATTGCAAATCTATGTAAATTTCTTCTAAAAAACGTTACCCATTGTATGAAATGGTCTAAATTTTTTTCATTTCCGAGAAATGTATTTGAAGCAAATTTTTTATATAATTCACTTTGGCGTTCATCTGCATTGCGGTTTTTATAATGCTTATGACTTATATCATTCTTCATCGTCATACTCATTACTATCACCTTCATCTTTTACAAAGAATTCATAATCTCTATCCTTTGTACCATGCATTAAATTCCGTAATGGTCTTAATAAAAATCTATCTAAATATTCGCCTAAATCATCGTGGTCTTTATACAACTGTTTGTTTTTATAGTATTCTGCCGGAGTATATTTTTCAATTGTTTCAGCATTTACTCCAATTGTAAATTCCTCATCAATATTAGCTTCACGAACAGTTTTTAATCCAGCTGTTGTAAATGATTTTCTATAAGTTTCTGTAAGCTTATTATAATCATCAACTCGTCCTTCTCGCACAGCTTTCATTTGCTGCATCTTTGTATAACATAAATCTGTAATGAATATTTCAGCATTACTATCACATTGTGGATTGGCACTCTTTAAGAATTTATAATGAGAATTTAAAACATCATAGTCTATAGCTGATAATCCGCCGCCCCAAGTATCAATATCTTTTGGGTCAATTTGAGGTTCATCACTATCCTCATCAGTTTCTTTAAGTGGAGTAGTTTTTTCTCCTGTAAAAAAGAAGCCTTCTTCTAAAGACGTATCGAAAGTACGTCCTTTATACTGTGCCATGTTTAATTTCTTTATATAATTTCCGACTATAGCATTGTCATTGCCATTATCACATGAATCAAAAATAGACTCATTATAATATAAATCATAAGCCATACATATACGTTGCATAGCCTTTTTTGTACTGTGATATTCAAGTGCATATTCGTTGAATTTTCTATTCAAACACTTTTTACATATAGGCAAATGATTTGTTCTAGCATAGAAACTACTATAACTTTTATAAAATTCTGATAATGAATCGAAAGGTTCATCACATTGGCAGCAATTATACCTTAATGCATTATCAGTTGAATTGCTCTTAGGCATAAGCTACCTTCTTTCTCAACTAATATTATAATATCAACTATTGGCGGAGAGCCTGGGACTCGAACCCAGAAACCGTTTCCGATTCGGCAGTTTTCAAGACTGCTGCCTTACCAATTAGGCTAACTCTCCATACAGACCGCAAGACCGAAGTTCATTGCAGTACAAATTGTGGTTGCGGGAATGGGACTCGAACCCATGACATCAAGCTTATGAGGCTTGCGAGCTAACCATCTGCTCTATCCCGCAATATAAAACCCTCTCCTTGCTAACAAATAGAAAGAGAGGGGGAATAATTTATTCAAATAAATATTTTAATATATCATTAACATTAAAAGCTATTCCAATAGGCTCGTTATTGTCATCAGTTACAATTTTTGCATTGTCAAAAATAACATCTAATAATTCACAATCATCTTCACAAGAACATTCCTCTAACTGTGTTTCACCTATATAAATTTCTCTGCATTTGCTACGTGGAATATCCTTTATGATTGTTGAACTTGCATTTCCATCAATCAACATAATATCCGGTTCAGCAGATAAATAACCTTTAACATTCCAAGCTGGCTCAACATCTAAAACTAAATCTTCACTAAGAGTAACATAATATTCTTTAGAATAACCGTTATATTCCATTTGAGCCACATCAATACCGCCAATTTCAATATCTTCATAAGACATTAAATCTCTCATAAGTCCAATAGTATCTTCTAAGAATAAAGTGGCAGTTATATTACAACCATCATTAGCTTTTTCATACATATATTTGCCAATTTCGGTATAATTATTAAAAAATAATATCTCCATTTAACATCTTCCTTACTTTTCGTTAATTGCATCTTTAATAGCTTTACTTACTTTGCATTTAACCGATTTTACAGCAGGAAATGTAACAACTTCTCCGGACTTTGGATTTCTCCCACTACGTTCAGGACGTTCATTAACTTCAAAACTCATAAATCCTTTAAGAATTATTTTATCACCCTTAATTAATGAGTCTCTAATTTCCTCGGCAAATGTATCAATAACAGATTCACAAGATGCTTTAGATAAACCTGTTTTTTGAGAAATATTTGTAATTAATTCATTTTTACCCATTTCTTTATTCACTCCATAATCTTATTTATAATTCAATTGGATAACACGCTTTGACACCAGTATCATTTAACACAACCACCATTTGACTTGCATTACCAAAAATTCTTTTAGAAACACAATAATCGTCACCGGTTCCAGAAAAACTTCCACTTCTAATGATTTTTACTCCATAAATATCATCATAGCTACATTTATGCATATGACCATAAAAAATAGCGGTTGGTTTATATCCAATCATCATAACTAACTTTGAAACGCCAGCCTGATTAAATGAATCCCAATCGCCATGAACAAGTAAATATTCATTACCTCTAATTGTGATTTTTCCAATAGTGTCATCATAATTTTCGTTATCTACAAAAGTAATATTTTCTATATGTTGCAACGCAGCTTTCATATACCACGGAATTAAATTATCAAGTCTATTTCCTCTTAAAACCTGGTCTTTATATGAAGTCCTGCTATGATTTCCCGCAACGCCATTTACAAATACATTTTTAAAATGTTTGCTTAATTCATAAATGAACGAAGAAAGAAGTTCAGCACACTTTTGTACTTGCGTTGTTAAATTTTCTCTATTCTCTAATTGTGTAGTGAAATGAATTTCACCATTTATTAAATCTCCTAAAAAACCAACGTATGCGTTTTCGGAGTTATGTAATTTTTGAATTTCAATAATCTTTTCAAGATATTCTGATAATCGTTGTGCAGCAATATCAGAATTATATTTTCCAAAATAATTATCATTTGATGAACCTAAATGAAAATCAGATATACAAATAAACAAATCATTGTCAGAATTATTTAACGGAGTAGGGTGCGGTGTTAAATAATTAAAAGCTCGTTCTTTTACTAATTTTTCTAAATATTCTAAATCATTTTCACAACGTGCTTGTTCTCTAAGTAATTTATTTAATCCTGTACGTTCATCATATAATTTTTGTTTTTCTTTTCGTATTTCTTGTTTTTCGGCTCTGATTTCTGCTAAATATGTATCATCGTCATTACTGATAGCTTTTTTTGACTTAAAATACTCTGATACGAAAGCACCTCCAAAAATCGTTTGAGTGGCTTTACGCAAGGTATCATAATGAATATCAAGTCCATACTTATCAATAATTTCTTGCCAATCCAAATCAATAACATGGTTGGCTTTTGCATAAGCATCAGATAAACATGATTCATATTGTTCCGGAGTCAAGCCATACTCTCGAATCTTTTCTTTTAAATCTTCAATCATATATTTACCTTTCTTGATACTAATTTTTATAGTATATCATCAAAGTTACAATCTTTTCCTACAATATGTGTAACAATATCATATTTCTTAGCTTCTTCGGAATACATATACCATTCTGTACGATATTTTTCTTCGTATGTTTTTGCATCTATTTTTGTGCGAGACAAAATATAATCTTTAGTATGCTGTTCCATTTGTCCAGTTTCAAATTCCATACGGTCTTTTAATTTACTCATAGAATCAAAAGCAAAAGAACTTCCGTCATGACACAGATATGTAGAACTTGGCATTCCGAATCTCTTTTCACCAGCTAAGAAAATTAAAAATCCCATAGAATAACACATGGCAAGATTAACTGTATAAACAGGAGTTTGACTTTGAATCATTGCATCAATAACTCCAAAACCATCGGTAACATTACCCCCAGGTGAGTTTAAATACAAAATAATAGGCTTTCTTTCTTCTCTTGGAATACCCTTATCCAATCTGTTATATCTTAAAATATGATATACTATACTATCAATAACTGCTTCATCAATTCCGCTGTTAATATATAAATGTCTTTCTTCTAAATCCTCAATTTGAAATTTATCTTCATAGCAATAATTGTAATTTTCTTTCATCATTTCTCTTTCCATAAAAAATCCTCCTATAGATGAATGACCATATCCTTAAATGAAGATATAACACGATATGTTTTGTCATTCTTTGAAATTGCTTCTTTTAATTTTTCTGATAATTTCTTTTTACTTTCAGATGAACCATGCACCAAAACTAATTTATTTGTTTTTAAAGAGCTACCATATTTAATCAAATCCTTATTATTTGCATGACTACTAAAAGTAGAAAGTGTAATACAATCTGCTCTATTTGCAATCTGCTCCTTATTGATGCTTATAAATTTATGTTCTCTGTAGTTTTTTATTCTATACGATAAATAAGATGGATTATCTCCGGCATAACCCGAAAATATAATCATACTATTTCTATCTTTTAAGTATTTCTTTATATAATTTACAATTCTTCCATTTGTACAAAAACCGGAAGAAGATATAATTATCTTTGACTGTTGGTTAGCAACCCATAATTGAGATTCTTCTTTTTCTGAAACAAATTTAACATTCTCCCAATTACATATTGAATTCCATAAAATTAAATCATCTTCTGATAGTAATGTAGAATATAGTTTACATATTTCACAACTTAATTTAGAATCTACTATAATTGGAATTGAAAAGTTTTCGTCATTCCCATAAATTCCATATAGTGTTGTCAACAATTCTTGCGTTCTACTAAAACTAAAACATGGGAGTATTACACTACCATGTCTTTCGATAACTGTATTTATAGCGGCTGTCAGATGCTCAATATCAAAATTTCTTGATTTTTTGGTTTCTCTTTTTGTGTCTCCGTATGTAGATTCCATTATTACAACATCATTAAACATTTCGGGAATTTCAGTGTTCTCTAAATAATGATTTTGTGTATTTAATGCGCCAATATCAGAAGTATAAAGAATTTTCCTCTTTTTATTATCTGAATTTAAAATCAATTGTAATTGTGCTGCTCCTAAACAATGTGAGTTTTTTAACCATTGAAAGCTTATACTATCATTTAATGTATATACATGATTGTAATTATCAAAAATTTCAATCATTTCCAAAGCTTTATATACATCCGATTCTTCATATAGTGGTTTATACTCTCTCTTATATTTACGAGATAATATTTTTGCTTCCTCTGTAACAATAAAACATGAATTAAGCAAAAGCGGTTTCATAACCATTGCTGTATTCTTTGTTGTAATTATTTTACCATTAAAACCCTCTTTTACAAGACGTGGGATTAATCCACAATGGTCTATGTGAGGATGTGCAACAAAAACAAAATCTATTTCTGAAGGTTTAAACTTAAATTTAGCTGAATTAATTTTATAAGAATCTAAATAACTATTACTCTGTGATTGATGTAAACCACACTCAAAAAGACATTGATAAATTCCAAATCGTACAAGGTATTGTGACCCTGTAACATCTTCTGCGGCTTTTCCAGTAAAATATATTCCGTCACTTTTCAATTTCTTTTTTGTCATAACACATTAATCCTTTAAAAATTTTCTTGCTATATTTACATACTTGTCCTCTATATAAATTTTTGTTTTTGAACCATAATATCCAACTGGATTATTATTATTGTCAATCATTCCATTATGAGAATTGCGAATAATTTTATTTTTTAAAAGTAAATCTATTTCTTTTCTTGTTATTGGTTTTATAATAAACACCAACCTTTTCTTTGTATTTTTTGGAGCTGATGGTGGGACTCGAACCCACAACCGACTGATTACAAGTCAGTTACTCTACCAATTGAGCTACATCAGCATATGGTGACGCTAGCCAGAATCGAACTGGCATTGCATCCTTGAAAGGGATGTGTCCTAGACCGTTTAGACGATAGCGCCATATGGCTCCTCCAGCTGGACTTGAACCAGCGACATCATGATTAACAGTCATGCGCTCTACCGGCTGAGCTATAGAGGAATATAGTGGCGGCTTGTGAGGGAATCGAACCCTCATCTTCGGAGAGACAATCCGATATACTTAGCCATTATACGAACAAGCCATTTTTGGTGGGCAGGGTAGGATTTGAACCTACGAAGCCGTAAGGCAACAGATTTACAGTCTGCCCGCTTTGAGCCGCTTGCATACCTACCCATATATAATAGCTGCTATATAGAAAACTGAAACCCTATCAATCCAATCAATTAGCAGTTTTAAATAATCATCGAAATGATTTAAACCATTATGTAAAAAATTTCTTTAAATTTTTTTGTTCATTTACTTGAAAAATGCACTTAATAAGAATTTAATTCTTCTGTAGAGCGTTCTGCTGATTGTATGAATGATATAGTTTGCATTATTGATTTATGGAATTATCGTTGGATTGCAGATAGTTGGTCGTAACATATGAATGTAGGATGGCATTACTATTAGTACCTTCAAAAAATATCTATCCACCAAATATTTGATAATCACTATTTATAAATAATATGTTTCTATTATATATTAAAAACATTATAAAATAATGTAGAATATTAGCTTATTCCGAACTGCACAGCGTTATACTTCATCTGTGCTTGAAGCGACTGAAATTAATATTCGTTCAGTTCTCTATATAGCAGCTATTACGGATATTAAGGAATCAGAAATCACTGGCATCTTTTATCTACAAAAGCAAGGTAAAGAAAATGATTGTATTTTTATATAAAAGTAATAAAGTGAAAATTTTAAATTTAAGATGCCAGTTCTATGTCTTTTTTTGTATAGAAGTTAATAGAAGGATGATTCCTATGAGCCGTAATTACGGATAATTATTATTTTAATTTTGCAACACAATCTTCAAGACTATCGCCAATTTCAAATTTACTTTCAAAATCAACCATAGTTTCAAGTTGCATTACATCTATAGTTGTTGAGGTTTCATCTAATTCTTTTCGGAGTTTGCTTGCAATAGCTTTTACCTTATTTCTATCAAAATCAATAGTTGTAACCTCTTTTATATCATAACAATATGTAACCTGATTTCCTTCTTCGTTGAATTTAACTGAACGACCAGAAAGGATATTTTCTTTTGGTTTGATATTTGCCATATTTAAAAGTCTCTGCAATAATTCACGCTTACGATTATTTATGGTTATCATACCGTCAAAATCTTTTTTGTCCTGGTGTTTTGCTTTATTAATAGCAGTTGTAAGATTTTCCATTTCAGCCTGTACAGTGCAAACGAAATCAATTAAATCGTTTATCGAAAAATCGCACTCCATACGTTTTGGCTTTGTAATAGTTTCATCTTCTGCTTCTGAATACACCTTTTTTCTCATGTGTTCCTGTGTAGAAACTGTAACATTATCTGAATAACCCAAAATTGATAAAGCTTCATCAAACAAAGATTTCAGATAATTTTGTAATTCAAAACTTTTCTTTAACGTAATCATCGACTAATTTCTCCTTTTAAACTAATTATTTTGTTTTACTTTTCTTTATTATTACGCACTAGGCATAACATCATAATGCCATGCCTAATACGCTCACACAAAGAAAAGAGAAAGATAAAGAAATGAGAATTAAAGGGATTTTTTCTTTTTATATTCCCTTCATATAGAAAAATTTGTGTTTTTTTGATGCCTTTTTAAACCCTCAAAGTAGGAGAGGTTAAAAGCGATAAATAAAATTTATCTCAAAATTGTGCTGTCCAAATTTATTTACTTTCATGCTCTTGTTTGTTTCTATAATATCGTTCAAGTTCTTTTTCTGCTTTATATTTTTTACGATACTTGATATAACAAGTCGGACACCTATTACTTTGGTGGTCTTTTGAATTTGTCTCATATACCAAACCACAATCAACGCAAACAATTGTTTTTGTTTCCTGGGGAGTATATCCGGCACAAGCTGAACAATATTTTTTTGTACCAGCTTTATTATTGCGGATTAAAATACCGCAATCTTGACAACGAATAAAATTTCCGTTTTCAGTAAATTTTAAATATTCATATCCAAGCTCTCTAAAGTCTGATATAAATAACACTTTTTCACTTTCATCATTTATAAATGTTACCCTGCTACTTAAATTATCATTTTTTTTAGGAAACTCTAGTAAGTTAATCTGATTAAGCATTCCAAAACGCTCATAACGATTTACTACACTACAAGAAATTCTAGCAAGACTAAAAATCTCTTTGGCATCAGTGTTTACCCAGCCTTGATTTTGCGGATTCTTTATATTGTTTAATTTGGCAAGACAAAGCATTGTAAAAGCAAGTCGTTCTAAAACCTTGTTGTGTATGTTTTGTATTGTTTCTAATTCTGCTTTTGTAATCCAAATACCATCTATTTCAAACAAAGTGAACTTTCCGGCATTAGCCGCTAATTTTTCTATATTTTCATCCCAACTTGATTTATTACTTGAATAGTGTGGGTAATACCTATTCATGTAATCTATAAGTAAATCTGTAATTTTCTTTTTTCTATATCCATAACAATGATAATAATATTTAGCCAGGACTGACAACGTAATAAATGGCTTATTATTAACTGTTTTACTTTTTAAACATTCTTCTGCATACTCTTTTTCATTTAATATAATCATACGTTGGCATCACCACCAATCTCCTTTTCGCACATAGTGAAATATTCTCCGCAATACTCAAAACTGTTTGGTTCGTTTTTGTCTGTTTTTTGAGGATAATATATTTTGTGATTATTATTCTTTAGTAAATTATCTAAAATTACATTGCCACATACATCCCACGCAAACTGTTTTGTTTTTTCCGCTTTATATGATATATCTAACACAATATCACATAATTCACGTTCATTAGTACAAACTTCTTCGCATTCACGTTTAAATCTGTCTACAAACATAGTTCGTTGTTGCCAACATTCAAATGCATCCATTTTTTCGGTACGTTTTCTTTGTTGAAACTTATCAATATTCCTTTGATAATCTTCATATATTTTGAGGACACTTTCGTAATTTCTTCTGCTGTACTCAACATGACTTTTAAGGATATTATAATCAAATTCCGGCTGTTCATATTTTTTTGAAAGATAACTATTGAATTCTTTTTCAAATATCCAACATATACGATTTACAACACACGTATTATATCCAACAGGTATAAATCTTTCATAATAATCTAAATAATTAATCATATCCTGTGTTTTTGGTTCGTAATTATATAAATCTTGAACGCTATGTATTCCATAAGAACTAAATCTCATTATTGCACCATAATCACTATTTTTCATATATGTATTATTTTTAGTTCTAAGAGCTGGATATACATATGTCATAAAATATGGTTTATTTGCTGCAACGATTTTTTGATTAAATTCTTTTTTCTTGATTTCTTCTGGAGTATCATCATCTTTAATCATATTATCTCTCATACTATACCAATATGCCGGCATTGGTTTTGCGATTATTCCCTTGGCTCTATCAATTGTGTTTTGCTGATATAACTGACCACACATGATTCTATAGGCAAGTGTTTCATACTCCTTTGAACCTGGTTCAAATCCTGCTTGAACTTCAATCATACTTGTAACATGATTGGTTACTGTGCCTATATCATCATTAAAAGCTAACTTATTAGCTTGAATAATATCTTCTTCATTAGCAATCTTCTTTTCAGCTTTTCGTTGCATACAAACGATGGTGGGGGAGTTAAGAGTTCTTTTTACAATAATTGGATTATCGGTGTCCATATTTGTATCTCCATCTTTGTCGGCACCATTCATTGCATCACAAGCTGTGTCCCATGCATTAAGTATAGCAGCAGTAGAAATATATTGATACCAATGTGATGTTTGCTCATTATTGCATAACTTCATTTTACGAATATTATTATGACAAGTCATTGGCGCACGAAAACAAGCTAATTCAGTAGAACCTTTATCAATCCAATATTTATGATATATTTCTCCAGCTTTTAATAATCCAGTAACTTCTAAACCAAACATACTTTGAGCCAAAGCATAAGGGTCTCCGGAAATCATTGCAAAGTTAGCGTTTACTTTTATTGCACCACGTTTTGCCATTTCTATTCGCTTTACAATCATATTCCAAATCTTCCGGCGAATAAATGGGTCGTTAATCATTCGTTTGTCAATCATCAATGCTCTTACACAATAATCAAAAGTATCATTAAACGCATTTTCATCATTTAAACCAAAGCCAGCTAAAAATACAAGACTTCTTCGATAATCCATTCCTAAAACACCTTTAATCTCATCTATTGTCGGATTACATAATTCTTGTAATTCTTCATCAGTAAAATTGTAGCTTTGTAAAAATTGATAATTTGTATATCTAACATTTTCTAATTCTTCTGGCGTGGTTTTTGGAGTCGAAAATTGATAATGGTTTTCTTGGCAATTTCTATAATAATCTTCCCAACTCTCATAACTATCCCAGAGTTTTAACATAGAAACTGTAAGAATGACTTCTGCATCTCTAATATCTCTTTTATCGCCCCATGCATCAATTATCTCAAAAGTTCCTGCAATTTTTTCTGCAAATTCTATGAAATCAAATGTGTAAATCATACCCTTAGTCCATGCATAACGTGTATTCATACCCGAAATAACTTTTGAGTCATCACCGGTTAAATATCCATTTACTTTCTTAGAGTAAGAGGGAAGCATAAGACCATATCCATCCGAATCATTATGCTCAATTTCAAAATCTTTTATTTTTGTCATTATAGGTTCGCCTTCGGCTTCATCATTTATCATAATGACATCATCTTTAAAAAATGTTATACAATCATTAACCACAATAATTCCTTTAGGTTCAGGGATAGGAGTAGAGCCAGAACAAATCAGAGCTTGATATGCTTCTAGTTTTGCCGGTACCACCGGAATATCTTTGTTTCGTCCGTTGTCTAATCTCTTTTTTAATTCGGGATATAATTGTTCATTAACATAAACAATTGTTGAATTTTTTATGCCACCATTCGTTCCTAGAAATCGTTTATACTTAATACCATTAATAGTAAAGCCTTTATTAGCTCTATCATAATCTGAATTACTATCCATAATAATGCAGACATAATCCTTTTGAAACTGAAGGTTATATAGATTTTCGTATAAAGCCTTTATAATCATTTTAGTTTCACGGCTCTTAGGTTTCTTTTTTTCATATTTAATTTTTTTCTTTATATCTTTAACTTTGCCATTTATATCAGAAATTCCATTAAGCTCATCTATAAATCTTAAAAGTTGACTATCATTTAAAGAAACAATATCTTCCGGATAATCACGCATAGCAACTTCTAATGGCAAAGATAGATTCCAATTTGCTTTCTTCAATCTTTTACTATGTAGTTTATATATAAACTTTAGATAGCTTTTTTGCTCCATTCGCATTGCCTTCCTATCATTTTATTTTTTATAGCTTCTCTAAAGTGATAATAATAATTATACTTTTTCTGCCTTGGTTTTAAATTATTTATTAAGCCAGACTTGAAAACAATTATCGTCCGGCAACCATTTTGTTCTTAAATTGTCATGTTCATATCTTAGCAACTCTGCTATGTGATAAATATAAAAACAATAATCACATTCTCCATGACGAATTGCAAATAAGATACTATTTATAAATTCTTTGTATTTTGTCCATTGTGTATCGCCCTGATATGTAAACTGATTATCTGAATAGCCATTAATAAGAATGGGAGAGGTTCTGCAACTCATTCTTTTCTCTTTTACTTGATGAGTTAGAGTTTTCATAATTCCAAAATATTCTTGCCATTCTTTATCAGTCATATCTTTATCTGGTTTCTTAGCGGTTAAGCTAATGGTTTGTAATTCTTCTAGTTTCAATTTGCATCCTTATCCTCCTTTTTAGTCTATTTGGCTTGCCATAATACACCTGATACCACGTGCCACTTCATCTTGCCAATTATAATCGCATTCTTCAATTTTCATATTAACAAAAATTTTTACATTAGAATGCCATTGACCGTTACTGTCTTTATAACGAGGTAATTCCTCGCTATGAATAATATTAAGTTCTTCTAAAATCTTTAAAGATTTTGTAATGTTGCGAACTGACATTCCAATACTGTCTGATATTCTACTTAATAAATTAGAATAGAATAGTGGCATATCAGGTTGGCGAATCATGCATAGTCTGATATGTGAAAGGAGAAGAAGAACGTGTGAATGATTCATCCGCCGCCCGCTCCGAACACTATCCTCTCTTGCTTGTAATATTCTTTGAAATTCATTATAATAAATAATACCAAAACAATCTTGTTGTTTAATATATTTCATTCCGGATTTCTTATTTTCAAAATATTGATTTTTTATAAATTGATATACCAACTCTTTATATTGGTATAGGATGCCGCCGGCATCTCGGCGGGTAGAAAATTTTGAATAGGCAACAAGTTCTTCGATGTTTTCGCCACCCCATCCGGAAAACAGAATAGAAGAATAAGCAAGAACTCTTTTTTCATTAAGCTCACAATTATATATCAGGCTGCGAGGTATCATAACAAATTCCTGCATATTAATCCTCCTGGTTCTTTATAATTAAGTTTGGTTAAATTATAACACAATTAAAATGATTTGTCAATAGTTTTTCTGTATTATTTTTAAAAAGTCTCAAAAATCCGTATTTTGTCCTCAAATTGCATCTCCTTAAATATATATACATACTTATAAGTATGAGAGTCTTATATTCAATACAATATTTAATAAGAGTCTTATTATAAGTTAGAATATTATTATAATAAATATTGTATAATTTTCTGTATGAAAAAATCGAATCTACCTTTATAACCACAACAGAAAATCATTATAAATCTGTATGTATAAATTTTCGGAATATCAAATCCATATTGTTAGGCTATACATTTTCACTCCGATGTCGTTCAAATGTATAGCTCATTCGGTCTTACAAGAATGGTAGTCTAAAATGTAAATTCCCAAAGTTTGAGACTTTTTATAAAATCGAAATAAATATTTTTATATCCAAATCCAGAAAAATATTTTTATCCGAAATTTTCTCCGAAGA